CTCATATTCAGGTAGACTAGCCGAAGATGCTAACTCTAAGACCCGGGATATCACCCGCCAGCTCTGGTATCAGCAAATGTTCCCAGACTTTGAGATAGATATAACCGGTAGCGCCACTGGTATTAAGTGTAAAGACACTGGTATACACTTCGAAACTACGAAAAAAGGGCATAGATTTGCTACATCAGTGGGTGGAACGGTTACTGGTATCGGTGCAAACTATATAATTGCCGACGATCTGCTGAATCCGACAGAAGCAAGTTACCCACTACAACGCGAAAGATGTAACGAATGGTTTGATGAAACACTCATACACAGGCTAAATGACCCCAAAAATGGGGTAATAATCGTTATTATGCAGCGATTACACGAGAATGACCTCACAGGACACTTGCTGAAGAAGAATAAGGAGCTTCCACCCGACAGGAGGTGGCACTTAGCTTGCTTCCCGGCTATCTGCCAACAGGAAGAAACGTATGAGTATTATGGCAAAACAAAGCTTTGGGAGAAGGGTGAACTGCTATTTCCAGCCCGTTTGGACGAAGAAACACTTAAAATCAAGCAGATCGAGGCTGATATCTATGCCTACGTCGGTCAATACCTACAGCAACCAGCTCCGAAGGGTGGGTCAATTGTACAACTGGCTTGGTTCAAGCGTTACGAGCAATTACCAAAACGGGAAAATGTTAAAAGGGTTATCCAGAGTTGGGACACAGCTTTTAAAGCGAATGCTGGAGCCGATCCGTCTGTCTGCACAACTTGGTTTGAGATGGCTGATGGCTATTATCTGGTCGATGTCTTAAGAAAAAAGATGGAATACCCGGAACTAAAAAAAGCTGTAATCCAACAACATAATAAGTGGAAGCCTAACGCTGTGCTGGTCGAGGACAAAGCATCAGGTCAATCACTTGCCCAAGACTTCACAACTGGTGAAGAGCGATTACATAAAATTGCTATGATAAAAATTAAGGTGCACAAAGATAAAATCAGTAGAATGAGCGCCGAGTCTTCGGTCATCGAAGCTGGGCAAGTTCATTTACCAATGTACGCTAGTTGGTTAACCGATTATGAGCTGGAAATTTCTATGTTCCCAGCGTCAACCAATGATGACCAAGTAGACAGTACGAGCCAGTCTATAAAGTGGATGCGCGAAACTAACTACGTACAATATCGCGTGACATCATGCTGATTTTACGATACAGTAAATGTGTCGGTGTCAACAATAAAATAAGGGTCGGTTAAAATGGCAGATGAATTTGAAGAGTACCAACTAGGGCTTGAATCTCCCCCAACAATATTTGAAACAGTAACTCCAAGTGACAGTGTAGCCTTGGATAATGTTACTCGTGCTCTTGGGGTAGGAACGGGCGGTGATGTAGCGGTTGTGAGTTTACTGGGGGTAACTACAGTAATCCCTAATGTTCAGGACGGCACTTTGATGCCTGGTCGATTTATACGCATAGATGCCACAAACACAACTGCCTCTGGTATGGTCGGAGAGTCCTAAAATGCAGTTAAGCCTAAGTGTAAGCCCAATGGCCATTGCGGTCATACAGCCCACACAAGGTCGCGGGGGTGTGGTAGGAGGGGATTGGACCGCTTACAATCTTTCAGGTAACGGACCTATAGCTCAATTTGTAGCTGCGAGAGTAACATCCCCCTCAGCGTCAATGCTGACAACCACTAAAGGTGTTGTTTCATGGATTCAAGACACAGGTGCGGCCGGTGCTCGTATAAAAACTTTTGATATAAATGAATCTAATGAAAAAATAACTTTCGGCGGTTCTGAATTAAATATGAATTCCGCTGCTTCTACCAGAGTTTTCTCACATGTTATGGCTTCCGGGGATATCATATCAGTTTATCAGGAAGGTACGGGGCTTAGGGGACAAGTTCTTAACGTTGCAGGAGATGTTATTACTGGTAATGCTGATGTTGCTTTAGATAGCCCCAACACAGTTACCGATTTTAGAACAGAATTATCTCCAGATGGGACAGAAATTGCAATAGCGGTTAATGCTAATAATGGCCTCAATCTTATTATTATTTCTCAGAACGGTACGACAATAGCTATAGAGGATACTGCACAAGCCATTACAGTTGGAACTCGGGATGATGCCCACCCAAGTTGGCAAGATGATGATAATGTTTATATAGCAGCTGAAACAGTCAATGCTCGTGCTTGGACATTCAGTTTAGACCCGAGTACTAGAGCACTAACAGAAGAAAATGATGTTGTTACTCAGGTGGGTGGAACACGTAATAACCCAGCGTTCATAGCGATAGATGCTAACTTCATATTATCTGCTTCTGTTTTATCTAACCAGGGTGAATTTAGTATTTCTGAGTTAAATACAGGTACAGCTCTAGCAGGTTCGTTGCTGACTGATACTGTTGGGGCGTATACACGACAAGTTCTTTCTAAGGTGAGTGCTACTCAGATATTAAACCAAGCTTCTATAGGTAGTAACAACCAACAAATACTAAATACTTTAGGCATAGACACTAGCACTAAGACTGTAACTATTGATAAACAGATTCAGATATCTGACCATAATGTTAACGCTATAAACCCCACTTTCTTACTTAACCTAGATTCTGACAGAACATTATACCTGTGTAGAGATTTCCGTACCGAACGCGGATTCATGCAGATTCTAAAGAGTATAAATGTTGATACAGGTCAATCTCTTGTCAATGAATTTACAACCAATACAAAGAGTGTTTGGGGCGCTAATGCTAATGATGACGATATTATATCTGATTTGTTAGGTACAGATAAAGTTGTTCTAGGGTACTCTGATACCGGGGATAGTTCAAATGGTAAGGTGCATATACAAACTATCAGCGGATCAGTTGTAACAGATAATACTCCGTTTACATTTAACTCAGCAAATACCGAGGAACTAGACATTGTTGTAAATGATGCTAGTGGCGTGTTTGCAGCGTTTAGAGACAATGGAGCTGGCAATTCTGGTAGAGCTATTTTCTTAGATGTTAGTGGAACTACGATTGACGATAATAGTGGAGCAAATGCAGAAGAAGAATTCCACTCAGGAAATATTAGAAATGTTCGAGCAACATTGATAGAACTCGATAAACTATTAGTCGTGTTCGATGACAATGTGAATACGGAAAGAGAAGCAGTTATAATAACTAATTCAGGTGGAGCCTTAACAGCTGGGACACCTTTTGCTTTTGACACTGGAGGAACAAACGGCATACCAGTACCTAAAAGGATCAGTAATACCGAAGCTTTAGTTTGTTGGTTAAACTCTTCTGATTCACCTGAAGCTATTGTTCTTAAGATTGATGGTAGTACAGTAGATGATGACAGCGGCAATAATCTGCCTGTCGCTCTTGATGCTGCTAATACTTTTGCAGCGGCAGCGGGAAGCAGAGCACTACAACTAGAAGAACTTGAAACAGGTAAATTCGCATTCGGTTATCCATTAGGTGATTTGGGTGATGACAGATATGGTGTTGCAGTAATAACAGTCACCGGAACAGTTCCGGCAAGAGGTGATAGAACAGCGGTATTTGCTTTGTCTGCTACCCACCCGAGTATTTCAGTGATTGATCCAGGTAGGATAATGGTAGCAGGAAACAGTAGTGGTGCAGGAGAAGCTGTTATATGCGAAGTAAAAGAGGATACTGTTTGGTATACACATCGAAATGCTCCGTTTGACGGTTCACCTACTACTTATACAACCCAAGAATTTTTAGGTGGGGATCGCATAATATTTAATTTTGGCAACAATGCTTTGGCCGGAGCCTCACAAGTTGTCGACCTAGTAGAAAACGATGACTAATTCTTAAACAGAAATTGTATTCTAATCTCACGGGAAACTACGCTTTTATCCCACTCACTTATATACCCACCTTCAGGAAGGCGGTATATAATATCGAAATGACACTTTCCACCAGAGAAAAGAATGGCAAAAGCTAGATATATTCGTTTAAACATATTCCTTTAACCCTCTTCTAGACATAATTCTGTAAGCCCGAATTAATAAACATACATGTTCCGGTATTTCGAACCTACCGTTTAAGTAGCAATATACCGTCCGTTCTTTCATTCCTATCTTTTTTGCTAACGTCCCCCAGGTCCAGTCCATTTCGTCTTTGAACTCTCTCAAATCTTGCACAGTCATCTGCATGTCGTCTGACATAACACTTCCCTCAAAATTAAGTAATACTTATATCATACTGTATTGAGTGCAGTCTTGTCAACTAAAACTCTTTTGTATTTAAAATAAGTATGTTAAGCTAAATTCAAATTAGTTATTAGGTGTCTTTAAATGGGTCGGTCAATTAAAGAGATGCTAAATCTCGGTAATTTCAATATTTTCAATAAGTTAGAGGAAAAGGCTTCCACTAACACCCCAAGGTCGCAACAATCTTCTTTTTTTGTAATCAGAGGGTTGGACGGAACTGTTTTTGCGTTTAGGACTGTTTCATTAACAGAATTACTCAGGAACTACCGTGAGATAGCTCCAATCAATACTGCTATTGAAAGGATCGCGGATTCTGTTGCCGGATTGCCTCTAGCCCTGAAGAAAAAAGATAGTGACGAATTAATATTCGATCATCCTTTCTTAGACCTATTGCGTCACCCAAATGACGATCGACAAAAAACTCAGTGCAATTATCTACACGATCTGGTTTTCTGGAATTATATGACGGGGAATGCGTACACGATTGCTCGTGGGCCGGTTATGCGTCAACCACTATCTGTAGAATCGGTTAGTAGCACTTTCGTAACACCTATAAGAGATAAAAGGGGGTTTGCAGGGCGATATACATTTTCTAATAGTTTCAGGGGTGAAGATTTTGACCGAGTAGAAGCAGCGGGTACACGTAGAGCACGATTCATAGAAAAAAATAATGTCGCTGAACTGTATGATATCATGCGGTTTAATCCAGAATTTGACTCAAATAGTTTAAGGGGTATCAGTGCTATTGAGTCTCTTTTCTTTGAGATCAATCAATATCTATTTTCTTCAAGACATAATTTAGGTTTACTTTCAAATGGTGCACGGCCATCAGGAGTATTTGCCCTGAAAGCTAAAAAAGATGGTAGTGCTGCCTTACTTACAGATGAAGCATACGAAAGATTAAAAAATGAAATCCAAGAAAACTATATAGGAGCCACAAATTCAGGTAGACCTTTAATCCTAGAGGGGGGCATGGAGTGGCAGCAAATATCTGTAAATCCCAAGGATATGGATTTCAGGGAACTTAAAACTGATGCTGAGAAACAAATTTATAAAAACCTGAATGTACCTATCGAAATTATTATGGCCGAGGGGACTACTTTTAGCAATCGTGAATCTGCCAGGGTTCAATTTTATGAAGATGTGGTATTGCCCGTTGCTATAGACCTTTTTATACATCTAGATAGATTCTTGTTAAGTCGCTTCCCAAATTCGAAGGATTTAAGACTAGTTGCAGATTTAGAAAAAATACCAGCTTTACTACCCAGAAGGTTGAACCGCAGAGCAGTTATAGAAAAAAGTATTATACTTACAGTCAATGAGAAAAGGGATGAAATAGGTAGAGGCCCGATTGAAGGTGGGGATAAAATTACTGATGCTAATGGTAGACCTATTGCTGGGCCGGATGCAGAAACAACAGTACAGGCTTTTGACGATGATCCTGTCAATGAAATAAAAGATGTTACGCCTGAACCAGAACAACTCGAAAGCCCTGAACTAGATGCAGTAGAAGAACCAAAGGGTTTATAAATTAAATTATGTGTGATATAGT